AGCTAAATAATCATTATCATTACGATATTTTATACTACCACTCACGTTCGCAATATGATACTCTTCCGTATCTACATTGAACATAGAAAATGTTACAGCCGCATCGCTCATATCTTCATCAGCCAAACCATATTTGTCTAAGAATTCCTGATCTAATGAATACTTTAATGTTGGCAAAGTACTATCCTTTTTTATAAAAAAATTCATATTAATTTATCTTTTATATAAATACATCACTATACATTTGTAGGATCAATATTTTTTATGATATTTTGTTTTTCTCTATCGGCAAGTAGCAGATTAATTATATCCTTGTTTCTATTATCACTTTCAGGATCGCCTAAGCTATCAAAGTCGATTGTCTGACAAATGGTCGCATGTATCTCATTTACTATAGATCTATCCACAGGATCATTATCAATAGGTTCTGGCTCGATAAATGTTATATCGGGAGTTATCTTATCTAATTCGGCAAACTCGTCGGGAACAACATTATCGATTAAATGCATTATTACAGGCGTTTTATCAAGAGCATCAATAAATTCATTATGTTCAAAATCATTACCTCTCTGGCTTTCGCCTTCAAAGGTAGTACCTTCCAATTTTTTATTAAATCTGTCAATGCTACTATCGCTAACCTTTAATGATCTACTATATTTATACATGTAATCTTCGTCATTGATAACGATTTGCATTTTATCATTATCAAAAATACAATCTTTAAATGTTTGGCCATCTTTAGCAAACCTTGCTTTAATGATACGAATGTTTGCTAAATTAGCGTCTTTTGATGCTGGTGGTTTAGCTACCGACATAAAGAAGTGTGCCTTTTGCAGTCTTTTTATGCTACCGCCAGCCTGACTAGCTTCCACAAATTCGCTATCTAATCCTGCACGTGAACTTTGAATTGCTGACCATGCTGGAATATCTAAATCTGCTGATAACGCTAAAAAGGATTTAACAATTTGTAATTCCGCTTCCGTTCTATCTGCTGATTTCTTATTTGGTTCAAGACAGTCCAAATAATCCAGTACGAGTAACTCAAATTTAATACCATTTTTCTTTTCATATCGTGATATGAAATTCTTCACATCATTCATAGTGGTATTTTCCTGACTCATTCGTTTTATAACGATTTTTCCGTCACGCTTATCCTTTACAAATTCATAGCATTTTTGCTTAACCTCCTCGCTTCTTTCATCCATTTCGCTTAAAGGAACCCCTGACCATATAGCATAATGCTTTCGCTTAATTTGGGCCTCTGTGTCTTCAAAAATTATTTGAAGCACCTTCTTACCCTCGGCATATCCTGTACTAGCAATCTTTGTAAGCAACGTACTCTTACCAACACCAGATGGCGTCAATACAAGGCCTATTTCACCCTTTCCAAGTCCGCCACCAGTCAAAGCATCCAATACTACGACCCCTGTCGGAATAACCTCTCTAAACTCTTTGCTGAGGACGTTATCAATATCATCCATAGCCTCCGTGCCATAATCTTCGACATCGCCTATTTCGGCTATATTTCTAATCTTGTCTTCAATATTGACTAAAGCCTGTTTTTGACGAATATCGCCATTTTTTGTCATATTGATTATAAATTCGCCAAGTTTCCTATATTCCTGTTGTTTTATAAAAAATGTTGTTTCTAATTGAATAGCTTCGCCATTATGATCGATATTTCTATTGATAACGCGATCATTCCAATTTAGAATTCTTTTTACAATAGCAAAAAGTAATTCTTCCTCGATTAAATTATTTGGGGTTTTGAATTTATTAATAGCTAGTATTATACTATCATTTTGAAGATTCGGTGGTTTAGCAAATTCATTTAAATAATTAGTCATTATGATGAACAACCTTTTCATTGTAGGGTCATCAAAATACATTGCACTTAGTCTTGGGAGGGTTCTTACGGCAAACTCAGGCTCTACGAGTAACTGCCACATTAAATGCTGTTGAAATTCAGGCCCTAAATATTTAGATAGGGTATTTTCTATTTGTTCCATGTAAATTTTTATAAAAGTTGAATACTAAATGTGATGATTTAAACAATTGCTAGAATTATGTGTTACATAACTTTCGATTAATAAACGTCGGCGTATGATTGCGCCTCAAAGGTTTTTGAAATGAATTCCAGATCACATCGTTTGATATGATTATAAATTTCATTCGTTACTGATTTTACAGCGTCGACAACATCTACAGAATATCTGCAAGTCGGGTTGAAGCCATTTACGTAGAATGTTCTTTCCACAATGGTCTTTCCATTGACATAAAAGCCTATTGAACATGGCACACCTTTAATAACCTTATCCTCAATCTGATAAGATACAATAGATGGATCATAAATAAGATCATTTCGAATGTCATCGTCATATGAGTCAATTATGTCATTGGCATAATTGAATAGTTCATAATGTTTCTCCTCGCCGACATATGCAAATGTCTCATAATACCTTTTTGACAAGGTTTTTTGAAACATACCAATTGCCTTTGGGAGAATGTGTCGGATGTTAATAGGATACCTGACTTCTGGGCTAAAATCCGATGAATCAATCATCTTTTCACAAAGCAAAACGTCGCCCTGATGAAGCGAAAATTTAAAGATTTTACCAAACTCGTTATCGTTACTCATTTTTTCTTATATTTTAAATTATTACACTGCAAAACTACATATATTTTTTGAATAATGAAAGCATTTTTTAATTATTTTCTAACTTTATTATAACTATCTAAAAGTTGTTTCTCAAACATAACCACTGTATAAAATGGCTCAAGATAATTTACAAAATTACCACCGTTGAATATGGTTAGAAATCCGTCCTCAGCCATAAGCTTATACAAATTTTTGCTACCTCTGTTCTCAGGAGATAGCGGCATTTCAAGCTGTGCTAGTTCCTCTACGGCCTGAGCATTAAGAAATGGCCTCGCAAGGTCAGTCAACTCATAATTGAGTCTTAATCTTGGGACATTATTCAATAAATTTTCAAATATCTTTAAAGGTTTTTTCTTTTCGAGAATTCGATTTTTATTAATTTCATCAGCACGTATACATATCTCTCGAACAGTTAGCTTTCTAAATTTAATATCTGGAAAATACTTTATTAATGCATCTTCTTTTATACCTGATATACCTTTTATATTATCAGCAACATCACCCCCAATTATTTTTAAAATTAAGCCATTAGTATAATGATAATTAAAATCATAGAAAAAATTTGCTTTTGTTGTTGGATGATCCATATTACCAAATAAGATTGTTATACTATCAGATTCTAGCAATTGAATAAAATCCCTATCGTTGGTGAACAAAAATATTATTTCTTTTTTTGAATTTGTATGACAATAAGAGGCTATTAAATCATCAGCCTCAATTTCATCAACCTCAATTTGACGAATAAACAATTCCTCAAGGTATTGTTGAATACGTTTCTTATTTTTTAAGATAGATTCGTCTTTGGCTTGCTCTCGTTTTATTTCGGCGTCGGTTAATTCGATTTTTTTATGCCAAGATTTATCTTTCCTATTCGCCTTATATTCAGGATCGAGTCTATATCTATCAATTCCGCCATTTTCTCCATCGAATGCCACAACGATCTTATTAATCTGGTGTTCTCTGATTAATTTACGTAGAGTAGTCATAAAGCCATACAATCCGCCTATTGCACCAAATTGAGGGGTAAATGCATCTTTTGCCCCAAAATATGATCTTTTTAATAGATAATTTCCATCGACTAATAAAGTTCTTATTTCCATATTTAATTAATTTCTCATCATATAATTTGATAATTCAGCGATCCAGCCATTTTTTGAGGATACAGAATATGCTGTAGCCGAATTTATTCTAATTTCCTTTTTCGTTTTATATTTTTGGAATTCTTCTTTACATTTTTCTTTATTCCAATAGCCATAAGACTTTGTTTTTAGAATCATATCTTGGCAAATTTCATCGAGATAACCATTAGTTGATGCCCATTGATAAGCGCCATAAGCGTTGTGTATAAAATCACTTTTATATGCATAATTATTAGCAATCCTTTTACAATTAATAAAATTCCATTTGCTCAAACTTCCAATACTACCTGTTTTTACTT